CGGATATTGTCTTTGACTCTAACAATTTCTGGCAACTCTGTGATCTTGCACTGAATGAAGAAGGTGAGGAGAAAGAGATTGTTGCAGGATGGTATGCAACAGAAGATGGTCACACAACCTCTGTCGCACACTGGTTAGAAGAAGAAGACTTCCGCAAGAATGGTGGAGTCATGAATCATGAAACTGTTGAGTCTATCTCAAAGCGTAGAAAGCCTTTCACAGTGGATTACACTGGATTTGGTTGGGTACTGATTAAACACGGAGTTTTTGAACGTCTTGAGTATCCTTGGTTTGCTCCGAAGATGCAAGTCTTTGATTCTGGCAAAGTACAGGATATGTGCGGTGAGGATGTTTCATTCTGTCTTGATGCAAAAGAAGCAGGTATGGTAACATGGTGTGATCCGCGTATTCGTGTGGGGCATGAAAAAACTCGCGTAATCTAATGAGACTTTACAATCTTTTATACAAAGGGCGTAAAATTTATTCAAATCTCACTATGGAAGACTGTAGTGAGATTCTTCAAGACTTCTCGGAGCGTTTTTACTCGGGTGAAGATATTGATCCAAATGAACTTGAAATGGAGGAAACTTTAAATGGCTAAAGCTGGTAGTGGAATGAATAAGGTGCACTTTGAACCTGGAGCACCAAAGAAGAGCCGTCAAGGGCGATCAACACGTACATTGCTCAGTGCAACCTCTCGTAATGGACGTAAGAAAAAGTATCGCGGTCAAGGCAAATAAATGCTTCAATTAAATCCTACAATCCCAGTTCTTACTCCAAAAGGTAAGGGTTGGGGCATTTTTTTGTATTGATCGTTCACAAGAACACGATCTTGAATGGGTTGTGTTTCTAGATAGTAATGGAGAATGTTGGACCTTCAAAAACTCTGGTATTCGTATACAAAAGAATTTTACACTTCATAGAAACAATACTCTCTAAGGCACATATAAGGTCCTATACAGAGGTTTAAAGTCATTCGGGATAGCAACCCCGTAAAAAGTTCTGATTAACAAATCAGGAGCAAAAAAATGACTAAAAAAACCGATAAAGATTCGAATTATATGCACGAAATGTGGGGTACATCATACTTATCTGGAGAATATGGTTGGGAAAATAAAGTAGAAAAGCAAAAAATGCTTCGTGAAATTGCAAATGATGAATTGACTCCCAAAAAACACGATTTTCAAGTTCAAAAAGAACTTCACGAAAAAATTCGTAATGATGATGACTATGATGACTGGGAATATGGCACCGAACCCACTCCCTTAACTGAATTTTAGTGCAATAAATAAGGTAGAATTATAATACTTAATGCCACTAGAGCGAGTAAGTCAAGGTTTCAAAGATATCAGTATGACTTTTCAGAGCAATCCTCTGAGCAGTGATTTGATTGCGCTTAAGAATGAAACTGCGATTTCTCGCTCAATTCGTAATATTGTTTTTACTCTTCCTGGCGAAAAGTTTTTTAATGAAAACTTTGGTTCAAGAGTCGGTAGATCACTTTTTGAGAATGTTGATGAAATTTCTGCATCAATTATTCGTGATGAAATTCGTAATTCAATTAATAACTACGAACCAAGAGTTCAATTGATTGAAGTACAAACAATTCCCGACTATGATAATGGTTCTTTTGATGTAGTGATTAATTATAGGATTATTGGTGCCGATGTTCCTGCTCAGCAATTACAATTCGTTCTGCAACCTACTAGGTAAATGCCATTAGTAAACTTTACAAATCTGGACTTTGACCAGATCAAAACAACTTTAAGAGATTACTTAAAGTCTAATTCCAATTTTACTGATTATGATTTTGAAGGATCAAATCTTTCAACAATTCTTGATGTTTTGGCATATAATACCTATATTACTTCATATAATGCCAATATGGTGGCAAATGAGGTATTCATTGACAGCGCAACACTTAGAGAAAATGTTGTTTCTTTAGCAAGAAATATTGGATATATCCCACGATCAAAGAAAGCAGCAAGAGCAACAGTAAGTTTCTTTGTTGATACTACAAATATTACTCCTGCTCCTGCATCACTAACCTTAAAAAAAGGTCCCGTTGCAAGTACCACAGGTTCTTTTGGCAATCAATCATTTGTCTTCTCTATTTTAGAAGATATTACTGTTCCTGTAGTCAATAATATTGCATCCTTTAATGATATTCAAATTTATGAAGGCATTTTATTAAATACTAACTTCACTTATAGTGCAAGAAATCCAAATCAAAGATTTATTCTTCCAAATAGTGGAATTGATACTGATCTAATCTCAGTATTGGTTAAAACTAATTCATCTACAGCAACTGTTTCCGTAAAATATAATCTTCAAGATAGTTTGTTTGGAATTGATGGTGAATCTGAGGTTTATTTTTTACAAGAAATTGAAGATGAAAGATATGAATTAATCTTTGGGGATGGTGTTTTTGGAAAAGCACTTCAAGATGGTTACTATGTTGAAACCTCATATATCGTGACCAATGGAGATAGTGGAAATGGTATTGGGCAGTTTAGTTTTTCTGGAAGATTAACCTATACAAGAAATTCTGTGGAGTATGTTGTTTCCTCAGGAATTTCTCTTTTGACGACTGGTTTATCTTCGATTGGTGGAGAAAGTATAGAAGGAGTCGAATCGATTAAAAAATATGCCCCCAGAATCTATGCATCTCAAAATAGAGCATTGACTGCAAATGATTATGAGACTTTGATTCCTGCAAAAATCTATCCAGAAACAGAATCCATCTCGGTATTTGGAGGAGAGGAAGTAGTTCCTCCACAATATGGAAAGGTTTTTATCAGTATTAAGCCAAGAACTGGCGATTTTCTTCCAAACTTGATTAAAGAAAATATTAAAATGAAATTGAAGAAATATGCTGTTGCAGGTATTGTTCCAGAAATTTTAGATTTAAAATATCTTTATCTCGAAATAGATTCAAAGGTTTATTATAATACAAATCTTGCTCCAAATTCAGCATATGTTTCTAGCATAATTCAATCAAATGCAAATAAGTATGCAGAATCAACTGAGTTAAATAAGTATGGAGCAAGATTTAAGTATAGTAAATTCTTGAAAATCATTGACGATAGCCATGCTTCTGTTACATCAAATATCACTAAGGTTCAAATGAGAAGGGATCTTAGAGTGGTATTAAATAGTTTGGCAGAATATTCAATTGGATTTGGAAATCAATTCCATATTAAGAGTATGGATGGATATAATATCAAATCTTCTACATTTAGAGTAAGTGGAATTTTGGAAGATGTTTATCTGTCCGATATACCAGATACAAATAGAAAAACTGGATCCATATTCCTGTTTACTGTACCATCAACATCATCATTGAGTCCAACAATTCTAAGAAGAGGTGTTGGAAAAATTGATTATACTAATGGCATTATTACATTAAATCCCATTAATATTACTTCTGCCAAAATCAAAGACGGTCAGTCAATTGTAGAAATTTCCGTCACTCCTCAATCAAATGATGTGATTGGATTACAGGATTTATATTTGCAACTAGATATTAATAACAGTATATTTGAAATGGTTATTGATGAAGTTTCATCGGGTCTTGACCCATCCGCATCAAACTATATTGTAACATCAAGCTACACCAACGGGAACTTAGTAAGATCATAATCAAATGACAGAAACTAGAATCAAGTTTAGCAACATCGTCCAGAATCAACTTCCTTCTTATGTTAGGGAAGAATTTCCATTAGTTTCTGAATTTTTATCCCAGTATTACATATCCCAAGAATTTAAGGGAGCTCCCGCTGATTTAATACAAAATATTGATACTTATATAAAAATTGATGAGCAGACAAATCAAATTGAAAGTGCAATATTGTCTTCTTCTGTATCAATTACAGATGATGTAATTAATGTTGCATTTAATGGATCAATTTCAAATGGAACCCATGGATTTCCAGATTCATATGGATTAATTCAAATTGACAATGAAATTATCACATATACTGGAAAAACTGATAGTTCATTTACTGGATGTATAAGAGGTTTTAGTGGTATTACTTCTTATAATAAACAAAATCATCCAGATGAATTAGTATTTTCTCAATCAGAAGTAGCAGAACATGCTTCTGGTGCAACAATTACTAACTTAAGTTCACTATTCCTAAAAGAATTTTTACTCAAGTCAAAATATCAATTAACCCCCGGATTTGAGAATAGAACTTTCTCTGTAGATTTAAATCAATCTCTTTTTATTAAACAAGCAAAAGATTTTTATAGAAGTAAAGGAACTGATGAATCTTTTAGAATTTTATTTAAAGCACTTTATGGCGAAAATGTATCGATAATTCGCCCAAGAGAATTTCTTTTCAGACCATCAGATGCTCATTATGACGTAACCAAAGATTTGGTAGTTGAAAGTGTTTCTGGAGATCCTCTTAATCTTGAGAATTCAACCCTAATACAAGATTCTTATGGTGATATTACTAAAGCATATGCTCCTATTGCAAAAGTTGAAAAAATAATTTCTGGAATTGGAAATACTTATTATAAACTAAGTCTTGATGCTGGTTATAACAGAGATATTATTGTAGATGGTGCAGTATATGGTAAATTTTCAATTCATCCCAAAACAAAATTAATTGGGCAAGTTTCTGTCGGAACCACAGTATTATCTGTAGATTCTACTGTTGGATTCCCTCAAAGTGGTGAACTGTCAGTAACTTATAATGATGGAAGTTTGGGTATAGTATCATATTCATCAAAATCTCTTACACAATTTTTTGGTTGTTCCAATTTAACCGCAACAATTTTAGATTCTAGTAATATTGGGATTAATACTTTTGCATATGGAATGTATGAAGGTCAGACAATAAAAGTAAAGGTAAATTGTGTCTTAGAAAATCTTGATATTGTTGATGATACTTATTATTATTCAAATGGAGATATTGCAGAAATTAAAACTCTTGGCGTCAATCCAAAAGATGCAGTTTCAAATAATTGGATATTCAATTTAGCAACATCATATGATATTTCATCTTTTACTAAACTCGATAGTTCAGATAATACATATCGCATTATTACTACAAACGACCATATTTTTAAAATTGGGGATAAAATAAAAGTTATAAGTGAATCAGGAGTAGAAAAATCAGCAAGTGTTATTGACATTACATCATCAAATTCTTTAACAATAAGAGGACAGGGTGAATTATTGGAGAATAACTATACCATAAAAAGAGAATTATTAAAAGTAAGATCATCAACTTTTCCATCAACCTCAACACTAAATGCCAATGTTCAAAATATCTACAAAATAAAAGATAGAACATTAGTTGCATCGCCATCTTTACCATATTACAATAATCAAGATCTTAATATTTCAGATAAATCTGTAATATTTTCTGGAACATTTGTTGGGGATACTTTTAAAATAACATCATCAACTGATCATGGATTTTATACTGGAGATATTGTATATTATACTCCGGAAAAAACCACAGTTTCTTCTACTGATGCTGATGGCGGAACATTAAAAACATCCATCATATCAAGTTCTTTATTTGGCGAGGGAATTTATTACATTAAAAGAATAGATTCAAATAATATTAAATTGTCAAAAAGCAGATCAAATATAAATGATTCTAAATTTGTTTCAATTGATAACGAAACTACAGTAAATCACAATAAAATTGAACTTTATAAATTTAAATCAAAAACTTTAAAATCACAGAAACTTTTACGAGAAATAACCTCATCAATAATTGAAGGTCAATTATATCCAACAAAACCTGGACTAACAGGAATATTAATCAATGGCGTTGAGATATTAAACTATAAATCTACGGATACTGTTTCATATGGCGAATTAGAATCAATTCAAGTACTTTCTCCAGGGTCTGGATACGATATTATTAATCCTCCCACTTTAAATATTGACGATTTGGTGGGAACTGGAGCTACTGGATATTGCGCGGTAAAAGGAAATTTAAAAGAAATTAGAATAGTTGATCCGGGATTTGATTACCAAGATACTCCGATTATCAAAATTACTGGAGGAAATGGTATCAATGCAAAAGCATCTGCAAATATGAAATTGGTGACTCATCAGGTGAATTTCAATTCACAATCAAATGCAGGTCTTGTTGCATTGGGAGCGACTTTATCAACGATTGGATTTACAACATATCATAAATTTGCAAATTCTGAGAGAGTCATTTACAAGGCGAATGGTCAAAAATCTGTTGGAGGGTTATCTACAGATTCTTCATACTATGTTTCTGTCCAAACTCCATATACAATTAAGTTGCATAAAACTTTGGACGATTCAGTATCTGGAATTAATACTATTGTTTTAACATCTTATGGGACTGGTACTCATGCAATCGAATCTTATAATAAAAAGTCCATTCTAGCCTCTGTAAATATAATTAATTCTGGAAGTGGGTATGAAAATAAGACCAGGACTGTTTCTTCCAGCGGAATTAGCACATCTTTAGATTCTATCGAAATAAAAAATCATGACTTTAAGTCTGGAGAAATTGTATCTTATACTACTGACGGAACTTCAATTGGTGGATTATCTACCAATACAAATTATTATATCACAAAGATTGATGATGATAATTTTAAATTATCTCAAGTTGGTTTAGGTGTAACTAATCAAGATTTTTATTACAATACAAATCAATATATTGATTTAAATTCCCCAGGATCTGGTACTCACACATTTAATTATCCAGAAATTGCTGTAGAAGTACTTGGAAATATTGGAATTTCTTCAATTAATAATGAAACATTCAAAGCAGTAGTTCAACCAATATTCAGAGGAGAAATTACTTCTATTCATTTGTCAGCAAAAGGTTCCGAATATGGAACTTCTAATATATTAAATTATAATAGATTGCCAAATGTTACATTGAATAGTGGTTCAGGGGGACAACTTATTCCTATTATTTCTGATGGTAAAATTGTTGAAGTATTAGTTAATAGTAAGGGAAATAATTACAATTCTCCACCAATCTTGACTATCATTGGAGATGGAAGTGGTGCAGTTATAACACCAATCATACAAAATGGACAAATACAGTCAATAAAAGTTATTGAAGGAGGCACTGGATACAGTTCAGATACAACTTCAATAAAAATAACTCCTGCAGGATCTTTTGCTAAATTTTTACCCAAAATAACAACGTGGAATGTAAACCTATTTGAAAAATATTTTTATAATATTACTAGTGACGATGGATTTATTACAGAAGGAATTAATAAAGAATATGAATTGCAGTATTCTCATTTATATGCCCCAAGAAGACTTAGAGAAATAATTTATTCTGTTGATCAAAGCGGCAAATCTTTATATGGCAGTTCAAAGGTTGATCTAAAAAAAGTCAATGATATTGAAGTCTCATCTTCAGATCATTCTCCAATAATTGGTTGGGCTTATGATGGAAATCCAATTTATGGTCCATATGGTTATGTGACAAGGCAAGGTGGAATTGTATCTCAGATTAAATCTGGATATACAAAATTTTTAAAACCAAATAGACCTTCTCTGACAGAATTTCCTTTAGGATTTTTCATAGAAGATTATGTTTATTTCAAAACTAGCGATGAAACTGTTTTAGATGAAAATAACGGTAGATTTTGCGTAACACCAGAATTTCCAAATGGGACTTATGCATATTTTGCAACCATCAATGCTTTGACAGATTCTTCAGGCGTTTTTGCTGGTTATAAAAGACCAACTTTTCCATATTTAATAGGGGAAAATTATAAATCAAAACCAAATGAATTTAATTTTAAAAAATCATCAAATCAAGAAGAAACTGATCTCAATAAAACAAATTGGTCTAGAAATACATCTTATTATAATTTAATTAATAAAAATGTATCATATGATTATTTGACTATACCAAATCTTTTAAATCAAACTTCAGATATTAAGTATGCGTCTCCAGGATTTATTGAAAATATTGGTATAGTTACTGGAGGTAATAATTATAAAGTGAATGATTCAGTAGTTTTTAATGAATCTGATACTTCTGGATATAATGTTAATGCTAAAGTTTCCAGATTAAAAGGAAAATCTATAAATTCGGTTAGTGTTGCGACAAGTACAATTTCAAATGTAGAAATATACCCAACAAATAATGCCGGATCGGTTGCAATTTTTGCACCAAATCCACATAATTATTCGAATAAAGATATTATATACATGTCCGGATTGAGTACAACTTCCACATTAATTGAAGGATCATATCAAATTGGAATTTCTACTATTAATACATTATCTCTTGTCACTGGTGTTGGGACAACAGGTGCTACTGGATTAGTGACGTATTTTTCTGTTGGAGGCAATTTAAATCCATCACATATCCGCGAAAATGACATATTCTTAATAGGAACTGAAAGAGTAAAGATTTTAAATATTGATACTCAGTCTTCAAGAATTAGAGTTTTAAGATCTATTAATAACAGTGTTGGATCTGCGCATACTGCTACGGAAATTTTATATGAAGATCCAAGAAAATTAATAGCAAACTCTGGGTTTAAAACCTCATATGACTATAAAATTAACAAACAGATATACTTTAATCCATCAGAATCTGTAGGACTGGGAACTATATCTGGCGTTGGAATTGGAACAACTATATTCTTCTCAAATCCAGGTGCAGGAATTACACAAATTTTTATCCCAACCAAAACAATTTATATTCCAAATCACCAGTTAGAAACAGGCGATCAACTCACATATTCTTCAAATGGAGGAAGTGCAATAGGAGTTTCCACAAATGGAATTTCTACATCAGTTACTTTATCAAATCAATCAACTGTTTATGTTGCAAAAATCTCAAATGATCTTATTGGAATTTCTAATGTAAAAGTTGGACTTGGTTCTACAGGCACATTTGTAGGTATTGCATCAACAACAAGTGGATTAAGTACTTTATATTTCACAGGAATTGGTTCGGGTACTTATCATAGTTTCCAAACAAATTATTCTGTAATTACTGGAAAAATTTCTAAGAATTTGGTAACAGTTTCTGTTGCAGAAACTCATGGAATGCAAAATAATGATACTGTTTACATTGATATAAATCCAGCAATATCAACCTCAATTACAGTTGCTTATAATGATTACAATAGAAAATTACTTATAAATCCAAAAACTTTTTCCTCTGTCGGAATTGACACTTCTCTAAATTCCATAACAATCCAAAATCATGGATTTATTAATGGACAGAAAGTAGTTCATACTTCATCATCACCTGCAATAGGACTTCAAAACAATAAGATTTATCATGTAGTTATTGTTGATTCCAATACGATCAAACTTTCCAACACATATTATAGTGCAGTTAGTTTACAACCAGAAATTGTAGGAATTACCAGTTCTTCATCCGGAACTCTTTCATCAGTCAATCCTCCAATTGAAGTTTATAAAAATTCTACAGTAATATTTGATTTATCAGATTCTTCCCTTTCTTATATAAATCAAGCAAATTCTTATCCAGCTTTTAGTTTAGAATTTTACAAAGATTCAAAATTCACTGAAGTATTCGATTCAACAAAAGAAAATAATATATTTGAGGTTCAAAGGTTTGGTTCAGTTGGTATAGATAGCACTGCAAAGGCAGTTCTTTCAGTTAATGAATATTTCCCTGAAAAACTTTATTATACATTAGTTCCTGTTTACAATAGCACATTACCTATTGAAAAAGAAGAAGTAAACATAGATTCTTCTGTATTTTCAAATAATGAAATTCAAGTAAAAGTAAGTGATTATAACGGAGAATATCCAGTAACAATTGCATCTACAACATCTTTTACTTACAATTTAGCAAAAACTCCAGAATCAGTTTCGTATGCATCAAGTACTTCTATACTAAATTATGATACAAATTCTTTATATGCATATGGACCAATTTCCAAAGTCGAAATTGTAAATAAGGGTCAAAATTATTATAAACTTCCTTCAATAATAAAAGTAAATTCTGGGGTAGGAACTGATGCATTACTTGAACCATCCAGCAAATCAATAGGAAAAATTAAAAAAACAAGGATTAAAGACATTGGATTTGATTTCCCATCAGATTTTACAATTAGGCCAAGTGTTTCTCTTCCTCAAATTGCAAAAATAGAACCTTTATCTTCATTTGAATCTATTGGTATTAGTTCTTTTGGTAGAGGTTATAATTCTGCACCTAAATTACTTGTTTTTGATGGGAAAACTAATCAAATAGTTCCAGAAGTAGATTTAAGATATAATCTTGGAGATACTCAAGTAACTATTTTAAGAAATTCTTATGGATTGTATAATTTAACACCTACAATTTTACCAATACAAAATTCAAATGGTGTCGGTATTAGTTCTGTGGGATTTAATACAACAACTAATGATGTAACAATTACTCTTTCTGTTGGTTTTAGTACTGCAGATTCATTCCCATTTGCAATTAATGATAAAGTTTTGGTCGAAAATATTAGTATTGGAGTTAATTCTACTGCAAGAGGTTATAATTCCTCTGATTATGGATATCAATTATTTACGATTAATTATGTGGATGCAAATCTTGGCGGAAACAATGCAACAGTTAGGTATAGTTTAAATGGATTTTTAAATTCTGGAGAAGATCCAGGAACATATGATTCATCAAATTCTTCTGGAAGAATTGTACCACAAAAATATTTCCCCATTTTCAATCCAATTCTTAAGAAAAATAATTTCTTTATTGGCGAGAATATTAAATCAAATTCAGCAAATGGTTCTGTGGGTGATTGGGAACCCAAAGTAAATCATTTAAAAATACGTTCCAAAAAAGATTTTGTTGTTGGAGAAATTGTTGAAGGATTGACATCAAAAACCCAGGGAATAATTTCTTCTATCAACAAATTTGATTCATTCTTTAATTTAAATTCAAAATCAACGGTTGAGAAAGGTTGGCAAAATGATGCTGGATTTTTAAATGAAAATTCGCAAAGAATTCAAGATAGTTTTTATTATCAAAATTTTTCATATTCATTAAAATCTAAAGTAGACTATGATACTTGGAAAGATGTAGTTGGTACATTAAATCATACTCTTGGATTTAGAAAATTTGCAGATTATCAGTTGGAATCTGCTTTGTCAAAATCAAATGCAAATTCAATGGTGGTTGGACTTTCAACATATCTAACATCAGTTGAAGTTATAAATGATATCATTGGAGTTGTTGATTTAAATTGTGTTTATGATTTTGACATAGTTAGTGAAAATGCACTCAATATTGGTTCATCAACATTTTCAGATGAAATAAAATTTTCAAGTAGAGTACTGACAGATTATTTTGAATCTGTTGGTAATAGAGTTTTATCTATTGATGACATTAGTTCTCAATTTAATAGCAATCCAAGAGCAACAAGATATAGTGAAGTTCATAGATTTGATCTTACTGACGCCAGATCTCAAAAATATATTACATATGTAAAAGATAAAAGATATACCGGACAAAGGCAGATAATGCTTTTGACACTTTTGCATGACAATTCTCTTGGTTATATTAATCAATATGGTAGAGTCGAATCTACTTATGATCAAGGATCATTTGACTTTGCTGTTGAGGGAAGTGAAGGTGTTATCCTTTTCTATCCAACAAAATATACAGTAAATGATTATGACGTGACTACATTAGCATATAATTTAAAAGATAGTCTTATTGGCACTGGTACTTCTAATTTTGGAGGAATTGTTGATATAAAAACAAGTAGTGTTAGTGTTTCTTCTGGCGCAACTACAATTGTTGGAATTGCAAATACTTATACCTCTGCAAAAGTTTTAGTTGAAATTGCAGGATCAAATGGCGATTATCAATTTGACGAATTGAGCGTTTTGCATGACGGCACTACTGTACATTATCTTGATTATGGACAATTAACAACAATATCCCAAGATATATACTCCAATTCTGGACTTGGTACTTATTATGCATATCTATCAGGATCGCAATTAAAAATTGATTTTACGCCCAATGTTGGAATAGCAGCAACAATTAATACAATTCAAGTTGCTATTGGAAATACGTTATCATCAGGTATTGGAACTTTTGATATGAAGCACGCCAGATTGCAAGCAACATCAACATCAATAGCTTCATCAACATCCCCAGTTGCAACAGTAATTGCAGAATATCCCGGCGAATATGATTGCTTATATGGAATACTTCAGGTTTCTGATAAAACCAATAATAGACATCAATTATCAGAAATTATTATTTTAGATGATGAAACAGAAACTTACATTGCAGAGTATGCTCATATTGAAACTTTTGCAGGACTTGGCACTGTGGGAGCTGCAACGACCTCATCAACCAAATTAACCTTTACACCACTTCCAAATATTAATGTGGAAGTAAAAATATTCTTTAATGCATTGAGAAACCAAGATGATGATAAGGATATTGTTGATTTTAACAATGCAACTATAGAAACAAACTATGGCAATTATTATGGCACAGATAGAGATATTAAAAGAGCATTTGATTTGGTACATGAAGGTTATAAAATTTTCCAAAGATCTTTTGATGGAAGCAGTTCATCGATAGTTAACCTCTCATCAAATACTATATCTCTGCCTAATCATTTCTTTGTTACTGGCGAAGAAGTGGTCTATAGTAACGCGGGATCTGGAACTACCACAGCAATTGGAATCGCAACTACAACTTTTGTAGGCATCGGTTCCACTGACAAATTGCCTTCAAGTGTTTATGTAGTAAAATTAAATAACAATTCAATTAGACTTGCAAGAAGTGCAGAAGATGCTTTGAAGTCAGTTCCCGCAGTTTTAGATTTTACAAGTGTTGGTATTGGAACTACACATGCATTTACTTCCAAAAATCAAAATGCTAAGGTGATAGTTGCAATTGATAATCTTATACAATCACCAATTGTTGCATCTGCAGTAACTACAACATTGGCAATTAATGCATATACAACTGATGATTTACTATATTTCACAGGAATAACATCATTCTTTGGTGGTGATTTAATTAAAATTGGTAGCGAAATTATGAAAATAGATGGGGTTGGTATTGGTAGCACCAATTCCGTAAGGGTTCGTAGACCTTGGTTGGGAACTATTGTTGCCGGATATTCCACTGGAACTTTAGTTACAAAAGTACTTGGAAATTATAATATTGTCGATAACACTCTCAATTTTGTTGAAGCTCCATATGGAAATATTCCATTAAGTACTACTACTAATCCCCCAGACGAAAGAGACTGGTTGGGAATATCAACTTCCTCCAGTTTCCAAGGAAGAAGTTTCTTGAGGTCCGGTACACAAAATACAACAAATGAAACTTATTATAAAAATTATATTTTTGATGATATTTCATCCAAATTTAATGCCACTCAAAGAGATTTTGTTCTGAAGTCAAACAGATCTGATGTGACTGGAATATCTGCAGAAAATGCCATCATTTTAGTAAATGATATATTCCAATCCCCAGGTCTAACTGCCGGATATACACTATCCGAAAGTGCTGGAATAACAACAATTCGTTTTGTTGGAACTGCAGTTTCTTCTGTATATGACGTAAACACTTCTAATTTACCAACAGGTGGCATTATTGTATCTGTTGGATCAAAAGAAGGATTTGGATATCAACCTTTAGTTTCTGCTGGAGGTACGGCTATAATATCTGGATTGGGTACAATTTCTTCAATTAGTATTGGAAATAGTGGATCTGGATATCGTGCAGGAATACAAACTGTTAGGGTTGGTGTTGGAACTTCTTCAACAGCATTTCCTAATATTGAATTTATAGGAACAGCAACAGTTTCTAATGGACATATTGTTAGTATTGCAGTGACTAATCCAGGCACTGGATATACATCAACAAATGCACCATATGTCTTTATTGATGCTCCATTATCATATTCAAATATTCCATTAGTTTATAGTTCTTCATCCGCAAGTGGTTTAGGAACTCAAGCAGTTATTGATATTGTTGTTGGACAAGGTTCCAGTGTTATAGATTTTGAAATTAAAAATACTGGATATGGATATGATATAGGACAAATTTTAACGGTTCCAATTGGTGGACTTATTGGAATTCCAACAACTTCAAGTTTTAGCGAATTCCAAATAAGTATTCAAAATACATTTAGTGATAAATTTACTGGATGGTCTATTGGAGAATTGCAGTTATTAGATAGCATTGATACTTTATTTGACGGCAAAAAGGTGGTTTTCCCAATCAAATATCAAGGCAATTTAGTTTCTATACTTTCGTCAAAAGGATCAAATATTAGTGTACAAGATTCACTCCTTGTTTTTATAAATGATGTACTTCAAGTTCCAGGTAAAGGTTATATTTTCCCAGGAGGAAGTACAATAACATTTACTGAACCTCCAAAATCAGGAGATGTATCAAAAATCATTTTTTATAAAGGAAGTGGTTCTGTTGATGTTATTGAAAGAAATATCTTAGAAACTGTAAAAATTGGTGATGAGTTGACTATTGGTTATGATTCGTCTATAGGACAAAATTCAACATTACAAGAAGAATCAAGAACGGTTACAGACATAAATTCAACAGATCTTCTCAACACAAATCCTTATTTTGGTCCAGGAAATACTGGAGATGAAACATTATTAAGACCCATTGTTTGGTGTCGTCAAACTGAAGATAAAATTGTTGATGAAAAAGGTGTTGGAAAGGATCGTATTCTTTATGAAGCTTCAATTTATCCAACATCATACCTCATTCAATCAGTTGGAATAGGATCTACGATTGCCTTTGTCCAAAGTATTAGACCTTTCTTCAATGCAATTAATGAAAATAACACTTCATTATCTTTCCAAAAGGATATTACATTAATATCTCAAGATTCCAAAGTAGCGGCCGCTGCAACAGCAATTGTATCTGCTGCAGGAACAATTTCATCAATTATTCTTTCTGATGGTGGAGTCGGTTATACAACTTCGCCAACAATAATTATTGAAAATCCTGTTGGACTTGGAACTACTCAAAGGGCAACTGCAATTACATCAATTACTTCAGGGATTGTTACTTCTATTTCCATAACTGGACCAGGAACAGGATACGTTGTATCAAATCCGCCAGTTGTTTTAATAGAATCGCCAACTTTCCAATTTGAAAATAATACTGTTATTTCTTTTGAGGGTGATTTTGGTATTATTTCTGGAATATCAACAACTTCTGTTGGAGTTGCATCAACTGGAATTGTTTTTGATTTTGTGATTCCAAAAGATTCTTTCCTCAGAAATTCCTCAGTAACAGGAGTAACTACTATCAGTGGAATTCAGACAGGTTATTATTTTATTATTAATAATTCCAATGTTGGAAAGGGATTAACCTCTCTCAATTCTTTAGGATCAACCGTTGGAGTTGGATCCACCTTCTTAGATAATGTATATCAAGTTGCATCAGTTTCAATAGCACAAACATCCGTAACTGGTCTTGGAGTTACTTATGTTGCAAAAGTAACAGTAAGAGTTTCTGGTTATAATGGATTAAGTGGAATTGGATTTAGTAATTTTTATGGCGAATATAGTTGGGGTAGAGTTATTCTTGGATCCAGAATTAAGGACAATTCATACAATGCATATACTTTGAATGGATATACTGGAATTGCTACGGGAACAATTTTAAGAAGGAGCAATCCTTTAAAATACTTAAACTATATCCCATAAATAGATAAAAAACTCATAAAATGGCAGCAATTATAACTGACCAAATTAGAATATTGAATGCGAAGAACTTTGTAGCAGGTGTTACAAGTTCTTCAAATTCCTATTATTCTTTTATTGGACTACCAAATTCAACTGATATCCAATCTGATTGGGATGTAAACCCACCTTCACCAAAAGACAATTTTGATGAAGAAAATAATTATTGGGATACAATGATTGCCTTAAAGAAAATAAATTCAAGTGATATAAGGCAGGTTGTTCAGAAAAGAATATGGTCATCTGGAACAACCTATGACATGTATCGTCATGATTATAGTAGATCAAACACTGCCAAAGTTTCGGGAGCAACTAATTTATATTCTGCATATTACTATGTTTTAAATAGCGATTATAAAGTTTATATCTGCCTTCAAAATGGAACGAATCCAGAAAATCCAAACGGAAGGCCTTCTTTGGATGAACCAACATTTACAGATTTAGAACCAAGGTCTGCTGGATCTAGTGGTGATGGATATATTTGGAAATATCTTTATACAATTAAACCAAGTGATATTGTAAAATTTGAATCGACAGATTTTATACCAGTTCCTTCTGATTGGGAAACTGGTACTGATAATGCCTCAGTTAGAGATAATGCTGTTGACGGGTCAATTAAAATCGTTACAATTGCAAATAGGGGAGTTGGTTTAGGAACTGCGAATAGAACATATACAAGAGTTCCTATAAAGGGAGATGGAACTGGTGCAGAATGTACAATCGTAATCAATAATGATAGAGAGGTAGATTCTGTTACAATTTCAAGTCAAGGGTCTGGATATACTTATGGAAATGTTGATTTAGTTTCTGGTGGAGTTCCAACCGGATCAACTATACCATCATTTAACGTTATTATTTCTCCTCAAGGTGGTCATGGTTATGACATTTATAGAGAACTTGGAGCATATAATGCTTTACTTTATTCTAGAATAGAAAATGATATAGAAAATCCTGATTTTATTACGGGCAATCAAATTGCTAGAGTTGGAATTATAAAAAATCCAAAAGCATTTGGAGGATCGTTATTAACTTTAGATAAAGCAAGTGCCCTTTCTGCACTAAGACTAACTGGAACTGGTTATAGTTCTGCAACATTTGCAGCAGATTCTTATATTACTCAAACAGTAGGAACTGGCATAACTGCAGTTGGTAGAGTTGTTAATTATGACCAAAATACTGGTGTATTAAAATATTGGCAAGATAGATCTTTTGCAGGATTTACTACGGCAGGTATTGGAATTACGAATCCAACTTATGGATTTGATTTAACGGAATTTACAAGTTCTCCACTAACAGGTGGTAGTTTAGTTATTTCTGGAGGAAATATTTCTTTATCAATTAGTACTTCATTTACTGGTGTATCAACGGTAATAAATAATAGGACCTACTATTTTGGTCAATCATTTACAAACGGTATTTCTTCTCCCGAAGTTAAAAAATACAGTGGCAGCATCATTTATGTAGATAATAGACCATCGATTACTAGATCATCAAATCAAAAAGAAGATATCAAAGTCATTTTGCAGTTCTAACGAATTATGTCTCAGCAAACCAATCTTAATGTAGCTCCATATTTTGATGATTTTGACGCAAATAATGACTATTATAAAGTATTATTTAAACCAGGATACCCTGTACAAGCAAGAGAGTTAACAACTCTCCAATCAATATTACAAAATCAAATTGAAAAATTTGGTCAGCACTTTTTTAAAGAAGGTGCTAAAGTTATTCCCGGAAATACTGCTTACAATTCTTTTTACTATGCTGTAGAATTAAACAATACTTATTTGGGAGTTCCTGTGTCTGCATATGCAGATCAACTCGTAGGAGCAAAAATTACTGGACAAACTTCCGGAGTTACTGCAGTAGTTGAAAAAATATTATCGCCAAATGAATCAGAAAGAGGAAATATAACCTTATATGTAAGTTACATTGGTTCTAGTACCCAAAATAATTCAACTAAAGAATTTTCTGACGGAGAATCATTATCATCAAACACAAATATTATCTCAGGTCTTTTAGGAAATACAACTATTTCTGCAGGAACTCCATTTGCGATTACAGTTGCCAATAATGCAACTTCAACTGGATCAGCGTTCTCCATTACAGAAGGTGTTTACTTTATTCGCGGACAATTTGTAAACATAGTCTCTGAAACATTAATTCTTGATCAATATACAAATAAACCAAATTATAGGATAGGATTATTTGTCAATGAAGAAATTGTCAATGCAGATGCTGATGAAGCATTGAATGATAATTCTCAAGGATTTAATAACTATTCAGCGCCAGGAGCAGATAGATTAAAAATATCAGTTTCTCTTTTCAAAAAAAGTTTAAATGATTTCAATGATAATAATTTTGTAGAGTTAGCAACTATTAAAGATGGAGTTCTTAGGACATTAAAACAAACTACAGATTATAATCTTATTGAAGATGAATTGGCAAGAAGAACATATTCAGAATCTGGCGATTATTATGTATCTCCTTTTGATGTTTCAGTAAAAGAATCTTTAAATGATGGATTAGGAAATCGTGGTATTTTTAATGCAGGACAATTTACTTATGCAGGATCTACTCCTTCGGATGATTTGGCAATATATCAAATTTCTCCAGGAAAGGCATTTGTAAAGGGATATGAAATTGAGACAATTTCTCCAACATTTTTAGATTTACCAAAACCAAGAACAACAAAAACATTAGAAAATCGGAGTATAAACTATAATACTGGACCTACTCTAAAATTAAATAGAGTTTATGGATCTCCGACAATTGGAATTGGAAATACTTATGTTTTAAGTTTAAGGGATCAAAGAGTAGGATCTGCTCAAACAACTGCACCGGGAAAAGAAATTGGTGTTGCAAGAGTTTATGATTTTAAATTAGAATCTGGATCATATAATACATCTAATTCAAATATTAATCAATGGAATATTTCTCTTTATGATGTTCAAACCACAACTGAAATAACTCTAAATGAAGCAGTTACTTTAACTATTCCAACTTTTATAAAAGGAAATTCTAGTGGAGCAACTGGATTTTTAAAGGATGCAGTTTCAAATTCAAAATCTTTAGTATTATACGAAACCAATGGCAATTTTGTATCTAATGAATCTTTTACTTTTAATGGAATTGTAAATGGAAGAGTTTCTACCGCAGTAACATCATATGGAATTTCTGATATTAAATCGGTCTATGGTATTGTAGGATCTGCATCTACATTTACTGCCGATACAATTCAATCAGTTGGATATAGTGTTGGAATAGCAACTATCAGTACTTATTCTGGTGGTATTAGTACTGTGACGAGTTCAAATGTTCAATTTCCCGGCACTATTATTAAACCAGGAAACTTAATCCAATATTCTGACACTTCCCAACCATATAAAGTATTTGCAAAAGTAGTTAGTGTTGGTTCAACAACTATTACAGTTACGCAAGTACAATCAGTATCTGGCGTAACAAGCAGCATATTACCATCTAGTGCATTATCAGTAACAGATCTTCAAATTTTAACAACAGGTTTAGAAGTTTCAGCAGATAATACACTTTACACAAAATTACCAAAAAATAATATTTCTTCTGTAGATTTAACTAGTGCTTCTCTTACAATAAGAAAATCATTTACAGTTAATATTTCTGGAAATCAATTATCAACCCCAGTTAGTGCAGGCACTAACG